GCACGGCGATATTTTCACGATTGCTAATGTTAACGCGGTCAACCCGATTTCAGGCATTTCGACAGGCAGCGCCCGCAACTTCGTAGTGGACGCGGACGGTACTTTCGCCGATGTAGGCGCTAGCAGCTACGAGCTGGACATAACCTGCACACCTGGCACTGACCCGTACTTTCTGATTCAGGCGGGTGCGGCAGAAAAAATACTGCCGTACCAGACCGTAGACGCACTACCCGCTAATGACGCGGCTGTCACTATTCCTGGTAGCGCAGGGCTGGTGTATCCTGTCAACTTAGCATTCCATAGGGACTGTATGTCCCTGGCAATGGTGCCCCTAGAAATGCCCGACTCGGTAGTGTGGAAGGCTCAAAAGAGTCATAACGGCTACACGATTAGGGTCGTTAAGGACTATGACGTAACGAACGATCAGGAGTACATCAGGTTCGACGTGCTGTTTGGTGTGAAGTGCATTAACCCTAGACTTGGCTGTAGAATAGCTGGATAAGGAGCGGCAAATAGAGTGAAAGGAGCAAAAACAATGAGAAAACTAAGCTGTATTGTTTTGGCCCTGGCGCTGGTTTGCGCCTTTGCCTTACCAGCACAAGCCGGGATGGAGGATCGCTTTAGCGATATTACGCTTAAAGCGGCCCCTACTAATTATGTGGAGTTGCCGGAAATTTCGGCACCTTCTGGGAACCCTAGCACGAACTATGGGTGGTTGTATGTCAAGGACAATAGCGGCACGACTGACCTATACTTCGAGGACGACGGTGGTACTGTTACCGAGCTAACAGCAGCGGGGTCTACAGCATGGGACGATATTAGCAACCCAGATGCTGACAAGACCATCGCGTTTGATGACAACGAGATTACTATACTCACCTTCGCAGACACTAATGAGGACATGATAACGATCCAAGGGCTTGGGGCCTTTGGCGACGTGAGTGTGATGCGCGTGGAGCAAAAAACCGGCAACGCCACGGACGGCACGGTGTTAGAAGTTGTTTCAGCCGATGCCAATGTTGACCCGCTTGTGGTGTCAAGTTCTGCACAGGCTGGAGTATTGGTAGTCTCACAGGACGGCTCAGTGGACATTACTGGCGACTTGGACGTGAGCGGTGCAGCTACCTTTGGCAGCCAAACCCTGACTGATCTTAGCGTAACGACTATCTCGGCAAGCGGCGCAACTGCCCTTGAGGGAACCGTAACGCTGGATGACGGAGCGGGCGCGTCACCAGACTTGACGTTCCAGGACGGAACTAACGAGACTGCGGTATTGTCAAAGGAAGACTCTGGCGAATTGCTGGTCACTACGCTTGCAGCCGATGGGTTACAGGTCATGGTCGGTAACCTCCGAGTTGGTGACGGTTCGCCTGGAACGGCAGCAATGGACGGCGAGGACGCTTATGTTAATGGGCAGCTGGAGGTTGACGGCGCAGCTCAGTTTGATGGCGCAGTCACAACCGCTTCGACCTTAACGGGTTCAGGGGCGGTATCGTTCACTAACACGCTGGCCTTGTCAGAAAATGTGACGTTCTCGGTAGCAGCAGACGAGTACATGAAACTTGATGCTAACTCCACTGCTAACACTGGCACGGCTGGAGTTCTGGATCTGGACGTGCAGAGCGCCACCAATACTCACAAAGCCGTGAGCCTGACATACCAGCTTGAGGACGGAGCGACGCAAGCCTATGGTGTTTATGTCGATGTGGATGATGACGCTACAGGCGGTGAGACGTTTGATTGCGTCTACGCTGGCAATTCAGCAGGAACGGCATCTACTGTGCGCGGCCTAGTGTTAGCGAACACCCTGGATGACGGCATTGTTGCCACACTAGGGGCCGCCGGCCAAGCCCTGGTTGTTGACGCTACCACTACAGCTAACACGAATACTGGTGGTGGTTTAATGGACATGGCTTTTAGAACAACCACGACTACTGCACAGGCTATTAACATTGATGTGGAGTCGGACGTGGCTGGAGGGGCTTCCGAGGTTGTGGAGGGCATACATCTTCAGCTAGACGATGATGCCAATACCGCCACTGACGAGCTAATTGGTATTGAAATAGACACTGACGGCGACGGAACTGGCCTGCAACACGCGATAATCGTTAGGGACTCGGCTGGCTGGGATGCTGGCTTGTATCTTGAGGGCGGTTATTTAAGGGTTGGAACCGGGGGCACACCCGACCAGACCCTTAGCGACGGTGATAACGCCTACTTCGAAGGCTTCATAGAAGTCGATGGCAACATTTACGCCGATGGGAACATTACTGGAGACGGTGCTACTGAGATGGTGGGCGTTAGAGCGGATACTGTTGTAAGCTCTGGGGCTACCGTTGCAGTTACGGCAGCCGAAACCGGCACGATCTTTTTCAACGATCAAGCCACAGAGTTCGACCTGCCTGCTGATCCAACAGGGTTAGCGTTTACGTTTTGTGTGGATAACGCCTCAAACTTGGTCATAGACCCTAATGGTACTGACAGAATTTGGGGAGCCACGGACGCAAATGGCGACTCGCTAACATCGTCTACTGTGGGCGACACAATTACGCTGGTTGGCACGGATGCAGACACTTGGTTTGTACAATCAGCATATCCCGCAGCAACGGATTGGGCAGATACCAACTAACCTTTAAACCTGGAGGGGCTTCGGTCCCTCCAGACACACCAACATAGGAGTATATCATGGAAGGTAAAATCCCGTGGTGGCCTGAGCACGACAGGCGACACCAAGCGAAGGCTAAACGAATGGCTGAATACCAAGCCCGTCAACCGTTCTTCAGGCGTATGTTATACCACGAATCCGCTCCCAAAGGGCGCGTGTTCGAGGACGAAGCCGAGTATGCGGATGCGGTAAAGGACGGCTGGCTGGATCGGCCGCTGGATTATCCAGAGCCGGAAAATGCGAAACCAACAAAGGCGACAAACAAGCGCAAAAAGGGAAAGTAGAGGCTAATGGCAACCGAGCGAAGCGTTACCGAGCTAATTCAGTCGGCGTTACGGGTCATTGGGGTGTTAGCCCCTGGCAAAACTGCGTCAGCGGCAGACATGGCGACAGCCTTGGACGCTCTACAGGATATGTTAGCCGAGTGGGGCGATGGCGGTCTAGCGGTGCCGGCTATTACAACCGAGGCTATTAGTGCTGGAAATCATTGGCATGACAGCCTATGCGGAACTGTTGTCGAAGGCCAGCAGTAGCACTAGACCTACGCACCTATGGTATAACGCGAGTGCGCCGAACGGCACGGTTTATGTCTGGCCGCCTCCTGACACAACCGATGCGTTGTATATCAGGGGCGTAAAGCCGTTTACTGAGCCAAGCACGCTAACCCAAGACTTGCTGAACGATACGGAAATACCCCGGAACTACCACGCCCCACTAAAATGGAACCTGGCTGTCGAAATAGCGACAGAGTACGGCAGGGAGCCAACACCTTTCATGGTGCTGAACGCCACGAAAGGCTATAACAGGATTTTAGGGATAAACGCAGCCAGACGAGCACAGGCGGTCAGTTTGGAGTGTCCGGGGCTACATGGTGAGGACTATTCTATTTTAACCGATTAAGGGGGCTGTTATGCCACTGACAAAAAAGGGCAAGAAAATTAAAGCGGCCATGAAGAAAGAGTACGGCCCGAAAAAGGGCGAGCAGGTATTTTATGCCAGCCAAAACAAGGGCACGATTAAGGGTACTCACAAGAGCCGCAAGAAGAAAAAGTAAATGGAAATACCTTTCTTAACCGGCCTACCAGGCCCGCAGGGCCGATACCCGGTAAACCTCTTTTTCGTGCTTGAGACTGAGCGGGGGCGACCTGCGCTGTTAGGCACACCGGGCTTAAAATCGTTCTGCGATACAGGCAAGTACGCAGAGGTACGCGGTCTTCACGTTATGGGAAACGGCAGCCTGTATGCAGTAGTAGGCAATACGTTATTTTATGTAAGTAGCGACGGTGTTGCAACCTCAAAGGGAAAATTAAACACCAATTCTGGCCCTGTCTGGATGGCTGATAACGCCGTTCCCCAACTTATGATAGTTGACGGGCAAGCAGGTTATATTTTAGAAAGCGATACCATGACGCAAATTACCGATGCCGATTTTCCGGCATCTCCCACATCTGTAAATTTTCAAGATCAGTACTTTATCGTCACCGCAGCAAACAGCCCGAACATTTACATTTCTGCGCTGAACGACGGCACGAGCTGGACAGGGACGGACTACACGGCGGCAGAGGGCCACCCGGACGACCTAATCGCGGGCATTCAAAGCCATAGAGAGTTTTGGGCAATGGGCCTGTATAGCTCAGAGGGGTACGAGAATACTGGTAATGCAGACTTTCCGTTCGAGAGACTTTAT